CATTAAAGTAATTGACGACAAGACCATCGAAGTTGATGGCAAAAGGTATGCTGAAGTGCCGGAACCACAGTCTGAATTTAAGGTTGGAGATTGGGTCTTTGAAAAAGAAAGGGTTTTTACTATGAGACCAAGAGTTACGAGAATTACGAAAATAGAAAAAACAAACGAAGAACCTCGCATTTGGGCAGAGGATTATTCAGGAACCTCATGGATGGTAGAAGGCGAATTTAAACGCGAATATCGTCTCGCCACCCCCGCCGAGATCGAAGAACACCTGAAGAAAGAGGCGGAGAGAAGAGGGTATAAGCCGGGCGTGAGAATAAAATATATGCTACAAGGCGGGTTATCCGACATACACGAGCGAATAATAACAATCAGAGACATAGATTTTAGATATGATTCATTGGAAGATGAATTATGTTTGTACTCTTGTGGAAATTTTTCTGCTCGTCTTTACTCTCAAGGCAAATGGGCAGAAATCCTCCCCGACAAGAAGAAACTGCCGAAAACGAAAGAGGGATACAAGGACTTTTCAAAAGACTGCATTAATTTTTATTTTAATCATAATGCTGATAAAGGAAACCCTGATTGGATTGAAAAATTCATTTCTCAATACGAAGACTAATGGCAACAGAACTCACCATCGATTTCACCGGGCCACAGCTCCGGGACATCGGGATAAGGCAAAGCGAATTTCACGCAAACCAGGTTGAGGAGAAATGGAGTGATATAGCCTATAGATTCGCTGTTCACTTCTGCAAGTATCATCGGATGTTTATGTTGGAAGATATACGCACCGCATCAAAGGGCAAGGTTCCTGATCCGCCACACCTGAGAGCATGGGGGGCAATAGCATTGAGACTTATAAAAAACAGAGATGTTGAAAAGCTATCTATCCGTCCGGTACAGAATCCGAAAGCTCATTGTGCAAATGCACAGTTTTATGAATCAAAAATATATTACTGGAAATAATTTGCAGGATAAAATAGAATAGTTAGATTTGTAATCGAAACGTGCGACATGAAAAATAGATTTTACATATTCACAATATTTGCCTCCGGGCAAAGAATACCACAAAGGGTCGGTCGCACGTTCCAATGTGGTTTTTTCTTTCCCGGAGGTTTTGGTTTTTGATATGGAAGGATGGATTAAGTTATATCGCAAATTTTCTGAATGGGAATGGTTTAATATTTCTGAAATGGTACACCTTTTTATATACCTGCTTTTAAATGCAAACCATGAGAAAGGAGAATGGAGGGGAATTATTGTCGAAAGGGGACAGATAATAACTGGTAGAAATACACTCACTGAAAAGACCGGGATCACACAGCAAACAATACGCACCTGTTTAAATCGCCTAAAATCAACCAACGAAATAACCATCACATCAACCAACAAATATAGTATTATAACTATATGTAATTATGAAAGTTATCAGGGATGTGTAAACGGAAGTAACCAACAGATTAACCAACTACCTAACCAGCAACTAACCAGCAATCAACCAGCAACTAACCAGCAACTAACCACAAACAATAATAATAAGAATGAAAAGAAATTAAAGAAGTATTATAATATTCCACCATCTTTTGAAGAAATTGAATTAAGATATAAAGAACGTGGATTAAAAAATTTTGTTCCGGCAACATTTTTTGCTCATTATGAAACAAACGGATGGATGGTTGGAAAAAATAAAATGAAAAATTGGGATGCTGCTTTGACGTATTGGGAAAATAATAATAAAATAACTAACAATGCAAACAATAGGGGAAATAATACACGATCAATTAAACGGATTAATGACCACTGGAATTAAGAGGTTTAAATATGAGCCTTATGATATGGGAGTTGCCATATCAGTAATTTCCAGGATTGGGAAAGGTATTGATCCGAGATTTGATATTGAGCCAGTAAAAGGATCTTATACTGAACTGGTAAAGTATTTTCACGGCGACGATTCTTTTCGAGGTGATTTAACGAAAGGTTTGATGCTGCAGGGACCAACGGGAACAGGCAAAACTCTTGCAATGCAGATAATGAAAATATATCAGACCATTGATGATGTCAGGTTTGTTTTTAACCAAAAGGTCTATAGGATGAATTTTGAGGTAATAAACATCAATGACATGATTAACGGTTTTATGGTTAATGGGTTTGACGGTATTGATGCATATTGCAACCGATATGTTTTGTGTCTGGATGATATAGGAACCGAGTCTGAGATTGTTAAGTATTACGGCAATGATCTTGATGTTGTCGGTCATATAATTTCTGAGAGGTATGCAAAACGGATGCTCACTTTTGCAACTACGAATTTCACAATGAATGATATTGAGGACAAATATGGGGATAGGATCTCCAGTCGTATATACGCTCTTTTTAATTTCATCACAATGACCGGACGTGATTTTAGAAAACCAGTTAAGTAAAGCAATCTATAAACTAAAAACTAACTAATGACCATGAACTATCAAGAATTTTTAAAGTCAAAGAAACATATTTCAATAAATTACGGTTTTAAACCAATTTATTACAATGAATATCTTTTTGATTTTCAGAAATACATTGTTGAATATGCCGTTAAAAAAGGCAGGTGTGCAATATTTCTTGATACCGGACTTGGCAAAACTTTGATTGAACTTACCATTGCAACAAATTTTATAATACATACAAATAAGCCTGTTTTAATTATTACCCCGCTGGCGGTTGCTAATCAGTTTATTTTAGAATCTTCAAAGTTTGGGATCCCGGATGTTGAACATACAAAGGATGGAAAATATACAAAGAAAATAATACTGATAAATTATGAAAGGTTGCATTATGTCAACTCAAATGACTTTGACTGTGTTATTCTTGATGAAAGTTCAATACTTAAAAACTTTGACGGTGCAATAAAGCAGCAGATAACTACATTCTTAAAAAAAGTCAAATACCGTTTCTTAGCAACTGCCACTCCCTCACCGAATGATTATATTGAACTTGGAACCAGCTCCGAGGCCCTGGGTTATCTTGGATATATGGACATGCTTTCCCGGTTTTTTAAAAACAATCAGAACAATGTTGCCAAACTTTCACAGATTTCAAAAGCCAGACAGGGCGAGGAATGGTATTTAAAACCGCATGCGGAAAATGATTTCTGGCATTGGGTATCCTCCTGGAGTATATCAGTAAAAAAACCGAGCGATATAGGTTTTGAAGATAATAGATTTATCCTTCCCGAACTTCACGAAATAGAAACTATAGTTATAAACAAAAATCCACTCACTATAAACGGACAGACAAAACTATTTTCTATGCCTGCAATCGGATTTAAGGAGATTAAACAAGAGGCAAAAGTAACGGTTAAACAACGGTGTGAAATTGCGGTCGAAAAGGCATTATCTCATCCGATTTCTGTATATTGGTGTAATCTTAATGACGAGGCTGATATTTTAAAAGAAATGGATAAAACAGCCATCGAGGTGCGGGGATCCATGGATATCGACAAAAAAGAAGATATTTTATTAAACTTTTCAAACGGCAATATTAAGAAACTTATCACAAAAACTACCATCACAGCTTTTGGGTTAAACTGGCAACACTGCAACCATACTACATATTTTCCAACATACAGTTATGAACAGTACTACCAGGCAATAAGAAGATTTTGGAGGTTTGGTCAAACAAATCCGGTTATAGTTGATCTTATACTTTCCGATGGACAGGAAAGAATAATAGAGGGATTGTTAATAAAAAAAGATAAAGCGATAAAGATGTTTGAAAAGCTAACGGCTCAAACTAATAAAGATTTTGAAATTAAGCATAAAGAATTTGATAAAAAAACCATATTACCTAAATTCATTTAACCATGACCAAAGAGCAACTAATAACAGAAAATTATGCTGTCTATAATTCAGACTGCATGGAAGTAATTAAAGATATGCCGGATAATTCAATCGATCTCTCAATTTATTCTCCTCCGTTTGCCGGTCTTTATAATTACAGTTCGTCTGAGAGGGATTTTTCAAACTGTGAAAGCAATGAACAATTTTTACAGATGTACGAATTTCTTATCAAAGAAATGGCTCGGATAACAAAACCCGGTAGGATAAATGCCGTACACGTCACAGATATTCATACTAATACCGGAAGACTTTGGGATCTTCCAGGGGAAGTTATCAGGATCCACGAAAAATATAAAATGGAATATCATAACCGGATAACTATCTGGAAAGAGCCTTTAAAGGTTAGGATGAGAACAATGGTTCAAAGCCTTATGCATAAATTCATCATTGACGATGCGACAAAATGCTTTCCTGCAATGCCTGATTATGTCTTGATTTTCAAGAAAAGAGGTGAATCTGAGGTTCCGGTTACTCATCCTAATGGGTTAAATGATTTTCCTTATTTTGGAGAATCTCCATTTTTGGAGGCGCACAAAGAAACTTACGGTAATTATAACGATTTCTATAAAAAATGGAAAGGATTTTCAGGCGACTTAAAAGAAAATAAATTGAGCCATTTAACATGGCAACGATATGCATCAAGCGTCTGGGATGATGTGAGAATTGATAATGTTTTACCCTTTAAAGATACAAAAAGTGAAGATGACGAAAAGCACGTTCATCCACTACAACTCGATGTAATTGATCGGCTTGTTTATCTTTATTCAAATCCTGGTGAGGTTATTTTGACCCCATTCATGGGTGTAGGATCTGAAATATATAGTTCTGTGAGCATGGGAAGAAAGGGCGTAGGTATTGAACTGAAAGAAAGTTATTATAAACAGGCAATTTTGAATATAAAAGAGGCCGGAAGTCGGTTTTTGCATGTTGAACAAAAAATGTTATTCTAATGAAAGATGATAAAATACTTTTAGAAATAAAATCAGAGTTTGAACATGCCGAATCTCTTTACCCGAAGTTCCATTCTAACCACGAGGGATATGCTGTAATTAAAGAGGAGATGGATGAGCTTTGGGATGAGATTAAAAAGGAAAAAGGAACAAAGGGAAATGAGGCGATGAAAAAAGAACTTATACAGGTCGGCGCAATGGTTTTGAGATTCTTGAATGATTTATACTAACCAAATCACTAACCCCATGAACCCATTTATCCAAATTCTGATCTTTCTCATGCTTCTCGGAGCTGTCTGCATAGCAGTTGTGCTCCGGGGGATGAGGATCGGACACAAAGAAGAAATCGCTTACCTGGAGGCATATATCCTTCAGCATCCGGCGACACTCTCAAATTTCGAGTTTATCCTTTCCAGATTTAATGATCTTGTCCACC